ATTGTATTATCAGGATTAGTCAATCCCTCGATGGCTATGCCGCTATGCCGATTGATGATACTATTTGGTTGATTGATACCATCACCGTTGATCTTGGGCTTGAGATACTAACGATTAGCGCAAAAACGCCAACCGATCTGCTCAATCGACGCGACGTGACCGCGCTAGAGACCACAAGCGATGCCGACCGCTACGGTCAAATTGATACCGTGATGAAAAACTACGTGCTACGTGAATTTGGTATTAGTCCGTCAAGCCCAACACGGCAGATCGTCGGGCTGAGCGTGGCGGGCGCGGTTGTTTCTAGCCTAGTGCCAAGCCTTGCCGCCGACAATCCCCATAAAGGTAGCTTGCAAAACGTGCTTACGCTGTGCCAAGAACTGGTCAATGAAGCGGGCCAATCCAATGTTGTCTTATACTTTGATATTGTGCCGATTGATCAAAGCATGAATTTGCAATTTAGAACCTACATCGGTGTGCGCGGCGTGGTGCGTAATGACTTGAAGATCGGCCAGCGCTTTGGCACGGCAACGAATGCCACAATCCTAAGCAGCCGAGAGGATGAAGTCAACGCGGCGTATGGTGCGGGCGCGGGTGAGGGTACAGCGCGAATCTTAGGCACGGTGATTGATACCGCACGATCAACGGCTACGCGCTTTGCACGGCGTGAGGGCGTGGTAGAACAAAGCGATGCTGAGAAATTAGTTGTTGCTGAGCAGGCCGCCAAACGATTGTTGTATGAAAAGCGCATGAAGCTGCGCTATAGTGCCACGTTCGTAGAATCGCCAACGCTGCGCTATGGCGTGCATATTGGTTTTGGTGATATTGTCTATGCGACCGAATACTACAACGGCCAAAACCTGACCTTTCTGTGCTATATCAACACCGTGACCATTGGCGAGGATGAGGGCGGCAACCAAATATTAGATATTGCCTTGACGGGGGAGTCAAATGTCAACCTCTTTTACTAGTGGCAACGTGCAAATGGCGGGCCGCGTGAGTGACCATGAAAAGCGCATCAGAACCTTAGAACGCCGCTCACGTCCATTTGCCAATATGCAATGTATCGTGTATCGGAGTACGAATCAAAGCATTGCCACGGGCGCAAGCGTCGCAATCAGCTTTGACAGCGTGGAATACGATCCGCTTGACATGTTTGATGCTGGCACACCAACCATTGTTACATTGCCTGTTAGCGGCGTGTGGTCACTTCATGGCTGTGTGCGATGGGCGAGTACGATGCTGGCAACAGGGGTGCGGCAAGCGGGGTTATTAGCAAATGGCGTATTGATTGACGCGGTGCGCGTGCCAGCGATTGCAGGCGAGGCTACGGTTATCGGAACCTCAGCAATCCGCTTCATGGCCAGCGCCAACACACAAATTAGCTTGCAAGTGCGCCATACGTTTGGGGTTAACTTGGATGTGGAATTTATGGCAGGCTATAGTACCTATTTGGAGCTTGCATTGCTGAGTTAGCCATGCTATACTGTGGCTACTCCATTACTCCATCGGTACTCCTAATTGATTCAGTGCCAGCCAAAGGCCGATCTTCGTTTGTAAGATCGGCCTTTGTGCGTTTGGTTATTCGTATTTATTCCAAACGTGGCGACAATGCAAGCAGATATGAATGTCAATATCGCTGCGTTCGTTATTGGCAAACCGATCAATTTGCGCCGTTGTATAGTATTTATGATCGTTTGCGGGTTGCCAGCGCCCACATGACCAATCTGAGTCAGCGCGATAGTAGCCGACTTGAAAGCTCTCGCACTTAGGACATTTGGCTACTGATGCTAGTTCTATTTGTACCTTGCGTGCATTGATGGCCGCTAGTAATTCATCAGCGCTTACATCTAAGGCGATGATCTCATTGATAAGCTCTTGACGAATAGTCATAACTTACCCCTCACGTTCTGGATTGAATGATGGCATCGGTAGCCAATATTGTCCATCGTTGACTTCACTATCAAATATTCCAACCCAATGATCACCATCGCGAAACGTATAAATCCATCGGTCGTAGTACCACAACAACACGCGCTGATTATCGGCTGGCAACTCAGGCGTGCGCTTGACGAGTGACCGCCAAAATCGATCTTGATTCTTTGCTTCATACTGTGCCGCTGTTTGCTCAGCATTGCCGCCTGTTGCAATCGCGTAGGCTTGGGCGTATAACTCATTGTCCATGCGAATCTCGGCCTGTCGTGCATTCCATTCTTCAATACCGCCGTTGACATGAACATGGCATTTATTGCACTTAATCGCATCAAGGATTGTGAAATCAGTTTGTAATCGCTGGCCAATCCTGATATGCTCAGTCGTGCCACAATTGCCACATGGATCAAACGTGATCGGCTCAGCAACAGGCGCATCGATGTTGACGCTATTCCACTTCTCAATGGCTACTTGTAAATCAGCATCCCATGCATCAAAACCGCAACGGGTACAATTGATGCGATGCGTGTTATTACGATACATCACATAGGCAATTGTTGATTTGTCGGGAAATACGCACCCGCACGGATTGCATTGGGCGATAATCTCATCAGCGGTCATAGTGCGCTCACTTTCTTGATATTTGCGGCATACAACGATTGCATATCCGCGCCCTGCTGTGTTACCCAACAGTACGCCATGCTGATAGCGTAGGCGATTTGCCATTGCCCGCTAAGGCCACTCCCGCGCCGCTTGTCTTTGTGGATAAATCCCAAGGCTTGCAGCAATTCGCTGTACAGATCGTCAATGTCAATAATGCTTTGTTCAAAGTCGTACAAGGTATCAATCTTGATCAGGTCTTTGCTGTAGGCGATATAAAACAACGTATCCCCTAATTCCTCATGTTCGTTTGTGGCCGTGGTAGCGCGGCCCACTTCGTCAAGCTCAATCAAGATACCAGACACAGCAACCATGAGCGCGTCAACGGTTGAAAACTCGGATTTAAATCGATGGGCTACGGCCTGTTGATACTCATTAAAATTCATTGATCCCTCGTTACTCATCTGTTCACCAAGTAGCTAATACGCAAAGGCATGATGTCGAAATCTCCATCGTTCACATCATTCAACATCAATGCACCACGCCAATGGTTGTTACCCTGACGACCAAGGTAGTCTTCGTTATGTTCATAACAGCTTCCAGCAATGATGCTATGGATTAGTTTACCATCACCTGTCTTACCTGTAGCAATCTGCAAACCCTGTTGGTGACCGCTAATGCAGGACATGTGTGTCTTATTCAACTGAGCATTAGCAGAAGTAGCAGGGCGACCCATAAGACCAGATACAAAGTAGTGACTATATGCAATTCCGTCAATAACCACAACATCCAAGAACGGGTAGACCGTCCATCCGTAGAGTTCGTATGAGAGGTCTGCATAAGAGATTAGTCCTTCAAGTTTTGCATCGCTATTTATTGCTCTTTCGATACGTTGCTCGTGATTTCCAAGAGTTAGATGAAGTTCAGGACGATACTGCTTTTCCTTGTTCTTCTTAGCTCTAGCATTATGTTCCCACAAGGGACTCATGAGGGCCGTCATAGCGTTGTGAGAGGCTTCAATATCCTTTGTGTACCTACGACCCTCAAACACCTTCTTACCAACGTCATAGGAGCTTAGAGAGGGCATATCAGCGAAGTCACCCAGACAGATAACCTTGTCTGGTTTCTTCTCCACAATGTATTTCCCAATCCTTGTTAGATAAGAAAAGTCAACACCATCTTTGGCTTGTACGTCTGGAATCACACAATGTTTAATGTTGTTCTCCCTTTTGTGGAACAATCTCACCCTTAATAGTTCCATGAGCCATCAAGGTGAGTAAACCAATCTTGATAACCAACTCCAACTCCGGGCCTTCCAACTCTCCCTCGAATACTACCGTACCAGCCGATGATTCATAAACTTTACTTATTTTCATTTCTTATTTTTCTTTCTTTTGCTGACTTTACTTTGTGACAGGGTTTGCAGATGGCTTGGAGGTTTTCCTGTTCACAGAAGAGTCTATTAATGAATTCATCCCAAGATGTAAAACCAACAATGGGATCAACAGCAGGTAGGATATGGTCAACTTCCATGTCCTTGGCTGTGAACTCATTGGAGCAAAGACTACATCTGTAATGTTGTGCAAGACGCCCCGTTTTTTCATTTATTTTCTTTTCTGTTTTGGCTCTGTTAAGGGTGTCGTACTTGGGTTGCCACCGACGAGCACCTGCCCTAAGAGTAGAAGTGATAAAGCTATTAAACCTGCCAACCGTCCAAGCACCTCCATTGTACTTACGCACCGTGTAGTTTGTTACGCTTACGCTGTGCAGCGATAGCAGCCAATCGTTGAGCAGCGTTACGCTTCTGGTTGGTGTCGTGTTTCAGCTTCTCTTCTTTGTTTGATTCGATTTGTTTGTAATACATATTAGTTAGGGAATTCCCATATTTGTTCTGGATAACGTTGCATGAATAGACAGATACCATTCATCAAGAGCCGTTCGTCGTCATTGTATACACTACGAACCC